TATTTACTGAATTAAATAATACTTCATCTTCCTCTTTCCAATCATCTAATCCTGATATCATCAAATCAATAGAGTCTTTAATATCTACATTAACACCAGAGTTTTTACCAGAACCAAGTCTTCCTTGATGCTTTCTACTATCAGTTTCAAATTTACCGATTACACCATTACAAAATTCTTCAGATAAAGTATTGTATTCAACATGAATAAAGTCACTTAAATTGTAATTCATATACCTTGGTCTTTATATCTTGAGTAAAACTCCTTCAAAGATGATTGACATTGACCTTTATTTTCTTCTGGATATTCGTCTTTATATCCTTTAATTCTTTTCCATTCATTATGAAGTGCTCCAAGTAACCACGCTTGAGATAAACTATGAGGTCCGTTCTCTAATAGTTCAAGATGTCTTTTATTATTACAAAAATTTTTTGCGTAGTCTTCTCTCCAATTTGTATCGTCGTATGTTTTTTCCATTAAAGTCCTTCGCTCCAAAAGTTATCGATTGGTGATTGCAAGTTTCTTGACATTACAAACAATCCAATATTTGTAAAAAACCAAAATATATTTATTATCCAAGTATTTCTCCAAAGATACTTTCGATTATATTCCACGATATAGATGTCTCTTTCATTTCCACCTCTTTTGACAATTTGTTCTAATCCTAATGCAACCACAAATCCGATTGCATAGATGTAAAAAATAAAGTTTAGAAAACTAGATGTAAGTAGTAGTAAAGATACCATTAGAATAAATTGTAGTTAAGATTGTCATCAAAGTCTACCCAACTTTTAACAGGGAGGACTCCGACACCATGATTTCTCATAGTACGATAATTTTGTCTTTTTGTCATTTTAATTTGATTAATTTGATTTTGCCACCTTAAATCATTATTTAGTCTATCATAAGATATTTTTTTTGCATAGTCCCAAAAAGGAGTATCATATATTGAACCACCTTGATAAACAAAAGATATTGCCAATTCAATGTCATCAGCGTATCCTTGTATAGTATTATTTGTTAGATTTACATTTTTATTTACAAATACATAATCAAAAAAAGTTGCTAAAACTGTTTCGTAAAAATATCCCATAAATGCTTCTAAAGGTTCATAAAACAATGCTCGATTACCATTCTTTAATACTCTTCCATCAAAGAACGAATTTGCAGAATAACTCTTAAATTTAAATTCTCTTAATTTATTAACATTAATATCATTACAATAAGTTTTAAAATTATCAATCGCATCATCTTTTGATGTAATTGTATCATTATATAAGTAACCAAAACTTTGTCTTGATTGTAAAGGTATTCCAAACATCCAACCATTCGGAGTTGCTACATGTTGTGTGTAATTATGATTCTCAGGTTTTGTATCATGAACCAAACAACTATTCAAACTAATTGGTTTATCTAAATTATAATCGCTATAATCGTCTGGATATCCACCACAATCAATAACATAATCGAAACTATATCGTTCACCATCAACTGTGACATGTGCTTTATATTCTTCAGATTCTATTGATGTTACATCACCATGTATCTCTCTAAAATTTTTATATATTTCTCTAAATTTTTTAAAAGTAAATTTCCTAATTGAATGATTGTCAAAGTGCATTCCATAACACACTGGCATTATATGACTAAAAAATTCTTTTTCTCTCCAATTTTTGAACTTAACACCAAGTTTTGCAGTTGCATCTAATTCTTTGGCATTTTCAAGTAAAGTAAAACCAATGCTATCAAAAAGAACACCAGGTATCTGAGTGCTTGTGCTTTCTCCGATACCTAGTATTGGTTTCTTTGGATTATGAATACTATAAACTTCTACTGGTTCTGGTGCATATGCTAAAACAAATGCTATACTTAGAATACCTGCAGTTCCAGTACCAATAACTGCTATTTTCATAATAAAAATATTAATAGTATAATTATATCACCAAACCATCGACATTGCAAGTTGTAATTCTCTTGCGTGTTTGAGTTCGTCCTCTGCTATCTCCGCAATCTTTTTATCTTCTGGATGATAAGCAGAATATTTTACATAAGTTTCGTATGCATGTTTTTCAATCTTCATATTAATATCATACGCATCTATTGGACTTATGAAATAATAAGCAACCATAATCCAATAGTAAAGAAGAACCAAGTGTTTAGCGAAGAATCTATCGATCCAGTGCTCATTACCTCCCCGAGTTTCCATCTCCTCCAAGTGTTCTGTTTCATTTAATGCCTGATAGAAATGTTCCTTCATTAAGTATATATGGTCTTCACCTCGTAGTCCAAGTGACTCACGAAAATGAAGTACACTTATGAATGAGAAATATGGTGCTCTTGCAATAACTTCAAGAACCCAGAATCTTTGAAAGTCTCTACCACGATAGAGAAAATCAATGATGTAAATTGTGGTGTCTAGCACCCAAGTATTAAATTTTTTCATACCCAAGCGTAATTAATAGATGTGTAAACTGCTATACAGATGAATCCAAATAAGATAGTTGTTGATTTGATTGGCAGATTTTTCATTTGACCTCCTTGATTGAGTCCAAAGAAAAAGGATGTTCGTGTAGATACGGAACATCCTCTCTTGCGTGTCTTACTGCTTCAAATGCGTCATCCGCATATTCACCAATTTCGTGGTGTTCATTTTTTTGGTCGTGCCAACTTAATGTGTAGTGGGACATGATAGTTTCAACTCCAGTACATTATTATTTAGTCTAACATACTAGGTATAAATACGCAATTTTGTGTGGACTCCCACACCTATCACACTCTTTTTCTTCTTATCTTAACAATTGAAATACCTGCCATCAAACCTACAACTAAACCTAGAGATGCTATTGCAACTGTAGTGCTGAATACCAATTCAACTGGAACGAAAGGTTGTGTTTCCCAAGTGCCTGGTAATGTATATACTGATGGGTTTGATCCAAAAATCATTTTTTTTCCTCTTGTAAATCAGGTAGTCTCTCTTCTACCCAGTGTTCTTTATTGTCAATACCCGCAGCTTCAACGTATCTCATAATATGCTGATCTACTTGATGAAAGACAGGATGTAAATCTAAATCCATACGAATATCGTGTGCAATCTCTGCAACCTGTTGCTCTGTTAGGCAATGATCAGGATGTAATAAATCACAACAAGGTATTCTTGATTCAATCAATTCATTCAAATTGATTCTTATTTCGTAGTCTTGGTAGACTGCCATTTTAATTATTTACTTTCTCTATGTATATTCTAGCAGAAAATTTTAGATTTGCAACTTAACAATTCTTATTTAAGTCTTCTGCCATACCACCACCTATTTCTGCACCTTGATTTCCACTAAACATAGTTACCCAACCAGCAGCAACCCAACCAACAATGGGAATATTAGCGACGCTAGGAGCAACACTGGCACCAACACTTGAACCAACGAGCCTTCCTGTTTGCTCTGCTCCTCCGATTGCTTTAATACAGGCTTCTGATTTTTTGTCTCCCTCTGTAACTGTGATTGGTTTGTTGTGAACTGCACCGTCCATCGTGTATTGCTCAACGACTTTAACTTTGTTGTTAGCCAATCCAAGAAACCCACCTTTAGTATTGCTGTCCCTTTCCACACGCATTACTTTTGGATCGTTTGCTTTATAACTTATCTTATATCCGTTATGTCCTACTTCTGCTTCATATGATGTATAAGGACCAACTGGTAGATTGATACTTGGTAATTTACTTTGACGATTTGATAAAGAACCTATCATACCAATGTGAGATAATCCAATGAGTCCACCTAATCCCAAGGCGAACCATTTACCCCATTTCACTTCTTTCTTTTCCATTATCCTTTCTTAGGTGGTACTGAAGGAGCAAGAACCATTGGTGCTTGTTCTATTCTGATTGTTTGTGCTGGTGCTGTATTTGCTGCTTTCTCAATTAATATTTCCATATCTTTCTTTGATATATTTGCTCCTCCTCCTCCTGATGCTGCACTCTTTTTCCTTTGTCCTGCTTCAACACCGAAAGTAGCTAGGACCCCTGTAAAGACCGAAGCTATGAAAGTTGGATCAATATTATCCTGTTTTGATAAACCAGGAAATTGAACATAATTTAATGTCAGTATTCCACCTGCCCAGATTAAAATCCCAAGTCTTACAAAAGTACTTAAGATCATCATCTGTTCTTCTTTGTCATCCATTGCCTCTTTGAGTTTACCTAGAGGACCTTTAGATTTTACTTCTTCTTTTTTAACTGCTTCAGCCATGGGATCGGTATGTCTATATTATATATAGACACTTAATCCTTAAAATCCGAATGGTACGGGTGATTCTGGTTCTGCAGT